GCGACTAATCTTATCAAATGTTACATTCTCGTTACACTTTTTATAGTAATCACTCTCAAACCTTTTAATATCAACGATTACAATCAACTTCTCATAGATTATTATTATTTGTGAAGTGGATAACACCCGATAACATCTCTGTCGAAAATGTTGAAAACTCCGCATTTTTCGATAGGGGTGTTATGTATTGTTATATAAAGTTATAAATTATTTTGTTACACGCTTGTTACATCTTCGGAGGAAGGGCTGCTATACCCCTTCTTTCCGTCTATGTATGATTCCTTCGCAGCGTCTATAGCTCTTTCAAGCATTGCTAGATTTGGGCGAAACTCTTCAGGAGCTTCTATTTCATCATTCATTAGCTTCAGCTTATAGTCTTCTAGAATGTGTTCGGCTACAAGAATACGTGCGCCTAAAGGGTTGCACAAATGAGCAAGCGTGAGTTGTATCACGGAAGCAGGACTCGACCCATGATTTCCTGAATAGATATACACCAATGCAAGCTTATCTTCGGCGGTTAGGTTTTCAGACATTAACTCGTATAAGCGATCCACGTTATCCGCATTTTCGCTCTCTTCCAATGCGAACTCATCAGGGTATGTCAATATGAACATATATGGAATTGGGTTCTCTCCAACGGTCCTAAACCATTCTATCATTTCACTCACGGTCGGTTCGCTTTTTCCGTTTTCCCACCTACCTATAGTTCGAACTTCTACATTGAGCGCTTCCGCCATGGAAGATTGAGATTTACCTACTCGCTTCCTTGTGTACTTCATAATTTCTCCAACTGTCATTTTTCACACCTCCCAACCTATTTTATATCAACCTGACAAAAATGTAATCAATTTAATCGGGAAATAGTGTATTTTTAGAATTGTGATTTTGTTTCAACTTCGATACAATCCAACTTATCAAATATAAGGAAAGGAGCGTATCAATGGATAATTTTGTTCGATTAAGCGGAATGCTTGCTAGAAGGTATGATGATTATTTTGTTCTTGACTGCAATGGCGTATTCGTTCGCTGTGTTGATTATGACACATCAAAGTTTAATATCACCGATTGTTTTGTTATTACTGGTCACTTGCTGAACCAATACAGACGGAACGTGAACACGCTGATTGTGAGCGTTGATTCGCTCAAGTTTATCACATAGAAAAAAGAGTCGGATTTCTCCGGCTCTTTTCTCTGAATACCGTATTGTTAATGAGAAAGGAGGCGCTCAATAATGACTCTGAACGCTATTATGTACAGGCTTATTGTACACCTCCAATCATCACATTTCAAGAACATTTGTTCTCTTACTGCTTTGTAATATCGATGGCGAGATTGCTTCCGGTTACGGCTTGACCGCCGATTACAACAGTCAGTGTAGAACTGTTCTTTCCGCAGTACACCCGCACGATGCCACTTGTTCCGAGCGTCACGGTATCACCGATTGCTTTTACAGTCTGTGAAGCATTCATTCCGGGAACAGGCGCCCCGTCCTGATAAACCGCCATTGTGACATTTCCCGCCGCAGTTCCTACCACCGTAGCTGTGACAGCAACATCATAGTAGCCTTGGCCGTTCAGCTCCATGGCATTATTCGCCATTTGACAGCACTGCCCAAACCGTCTAATGATGGTATTCGGCTGATAGGTTCCACCTTCCGGAATCGTCGCCGTGCTTGTATTCACTGCATAAATCGCACTTTTGCAACTCATAATTCCCTCCTTGGCTATATGCCTTTACACTTGATTAAATAGCGACTCCGCATCCGCAGTTACCGAACGGATTAGAACCACTGCAATAAGTAGTAGCGTTAGGGTATCTTACGACACCGCACATTGCGTTCTGCATCTGAAGCTGTGTAACCTGTGCCTGCAACGACTCAATCTTGTTCTGAGATAATGCGTCAAGAATCTTCTGAGTCTGCGCTGTAGTGTTCGCATTGATGTTCGCCGTATTGATTGCTCCGTTATAATTAACGCCGTCAATACCACGCTGAGTGATACAGCAACAATCAGAAATTCTGTTCTGTGTCTCATTGAAGTTTCTCAACGTTTCGTAACCGAGATTCGAGATACCGTTCTGCACGCCCATGTAATCGTTCTGAAGGCTATCGTTCAGTCTTCCCACGCTGTTCTCCAGACCGTTGAAGTTCATCGCATTGCACAATCCCGCTTCCGTCACTGGTTCAGACTGATTCCCTCTATTCCAGAATCCGCCTCCCATCATCATGAGAATCAGCAGTGCGAAAATCCACATTCCACCATTTCCAAAATAATCATCATTATCCTTTGTCACGGCGGCAATGTCCGACAAGCTCATGTTTTCCATTTCCTTCTCCTTCCTTCGGATTTTTCCGAATAAGTAAAATAATTGACGATAAATTTAACTAACTTCCGCGAAAGTCAAATAATTTCTAAAAAATTAAAATAACTTTCGCTAAATTTCACTTGCGCAAGTGGTTTTTAAAAAAATAGGGTAGTTTTTTTAAATATGTGTGCTTAATCGTGTCGAAACGTGTCATTTCGTGTCAGAAACGATACATTTTGTGCCGATTCTAAGTTTCTCTAAGTTTCACTAACTATTTAATGCTGTTCATAAATTCGTTTACATCGATTCCACGCTCCCTACAGATAGAACGCACCATCTGTTCCGCAGACACTCCCCTTCCCGATAACATACCCATCACGTTCTGCATTTGTCTCGAATCGTTCATCATAGCTTTTGCACGATTCGCTAGATCGCCTAGCTGATTATTGTTCTGATTCCTGAATATGCTGCTTCCCATTTAAGACTTCCTCCTTAAACTGTTCGAACTCTGCCTTTGTGATGTACTCCTGTGAAACATTCGGTGTAGCCGTTACCTCTTCAAATCGAAAGATTCGAATTGTTGGGAATCCCGCACCGTCGGTTGACTTGAGATAGAATATGTCCTCTGCACCATCGAATAGTGCAACAACGCTGTTCGGGCGCATTTGATACGCTTTAGCACCATCAAGACCAGTTACCCTCACAAGCTGTTCATTGCCCCCATAAGGCTTATAAAATCCGTACATGGTATTATTCCTCCTTGTCCAAATTGTAATAAGAAAAACGACGGTCAACCTTTCGATTAACCGTCGTCTTCCTATCACATTTCTACCTGTAAACCCCTCGTTGCCGTGGAGGCAATATTGGGTCATATGCCTGTACTTCGTCGTACTTCCGTTTAAGCCTACTGATAATCCTATCAATCGTCGAAACAGATAGGTTCAGCTCCATGGCTTGCTTTGTTCTGCTCCAACCAGCCGCACGTGTACGCATTACAATTTCTTCGTCTTCGGACAAGTTCGCCTGTTCGATGAACCGTTCCAGTACTATTTTAGTCCATATTACTTCGTTGGTCATGTCGCTCACCTACTTTGTTAGATGTTTCAGAGGGTCCACTGGTTCCCCATTAATCATCATCTTAAAGTCAAGGTGCGGACCAGTGGAGACTCCCGTATTTCCTGACCGGGCGACTTCCTGACCCCGTGCAACCTTCTGACCCCTCCTTACACCGACTTTAGACAAGTGGCTGTACTGAGTGACTACTCCGTTTCCGTGGTCAATCTGAACGATGTTTCCATAGCCACCAGACCAACCGGTCGCAATAACTGTACCGCCATCGGAAGCACTAACCCTAGTGCCTTCAGGAACGGCAATGTCGATTGCCGGGTGATTCGAGGAAGCACCCGCAGTCGGCGCATTTCTGTAGCCGAAATAGGAAGTGATTGTTCCGTGTGCCGGGTAGATGTACTTTCCGGTTGCCTTACCTTTGCCCTCTTCATCAAGTCCAAGTGCCTGAGCTTCCTTGTAGTACTTCGAATCCTTACCAATCTTCACACGGTTTCGATTCTCGTACAGATAATTAATGTCCTCTTTGGTAATGCCAGCGTCCATCAGTTTTGCTAAGGACTTCGCCGCACCTTCCGCATTCTCAACCTTGCACGCCTGTTTAAACTCACGTGCCGTGTCTGAGTTCTCAATCATCTTCCGGGAAATGTCCTCTTTAGACCAGCCCTGTTCGGCGAGGTAGTTTGTGTACTCGTCCATGCGAGAAAATGCCTTTTTATCCCATTTTTCAATGTCTTTATGGTATCTCGTACGAGTTTCGCTTATGATTGCCTCATTGAATTTTTCCCGAGTTTCTTTTGAGACTCCGCAAGCCTTCATCAGTTTTTTTCTACGCTCACAATCCTTGTACCAGTCTGTGATAGAGATTGTTCCCTCTTTAAGATGCTTCTTCCAGTCCTTCTTGATATAGTTGACTACCGCCTCTTCACGGTACTCACCCTTCTTGCCCTGAGCTTTTGCGAGAGCTTTTTCAACGTCGGCATCAAAAGCCGCCTTTTCACGTTCCTTCTTGTCTCTCGTGAAGCCCAAAGAATCGAGCCTATCATCGAGCTTCGAACCTTCCTTGACTCTGAAAAGAGCCTTAATAGTTCTTCCTCCGAGTCCTTCGTCGTCCCAAAAACCATAGTCGTCTGTATCCTCTGAGTTCGAGAGTTTTTCATAGGCGCTCTTGAGCTTTCCGAAAAGCGAGTTTGATTTAGCAGCCTTTTCCGCAACTCCACCGAGCTTTTTCTCAACAGCGTTAGGCTCCCCAGGAACTGAACCGCCCATTTCCTTGTACTTCTTTGCGAATACATCCACGCGATCCTCCGCAGCGTCCGCAAAAACAGCGAACGGATCAGGTAGTCCGAGAGCGTTAGTTATTGCTCCAACGTCTCGTTTCGCATTGGCAAAACCGAATCCCGCAAAGGCGAGAATCGTGTTCAGGAAATCGACACTATCACCGATTGACAAGCCGTTATCCGCTTTCTTCTTGTTGTACTTATAGAGCGCTTTATTGATTGAGTAAAGCCAATCGGAAGTAATATTGCTCTGAGACATTAAACTGAAATAATCAACTTCCTCTCCACTGAGAAGGTCAAGTGTCGTGTTGAATACGCCCCACAACTCTTCGAATCCCGGAATCTGCCGAATTGGGTTTTCATTTGACCAGAAGTTATCGCCAAACAGTTCTTTGAATGCCGCAAGATAGGTGATAGGCTCATCTTCATCTTTTGCCTTATCCGTTTTTCTCATCGCCTGAATAAGAGTCTTTGCAAATGCCGCCGCAAAGGAATTGATTGTGAGAACCGTCGCCATCTTCGTTACTGCTTTTGCGGCTTTCACCTTTTTCCCTTCCTTCTTGTAACGGCTTGCTTCGATTAAAGCGTCTCTGAAGATATTGAATGTCTTTAAAGGCTCCGCTTTAAACGAGGAAACAGATTTGGCGATGACATTCTTATCACGCATAATCTGTGCTCTGTGAAGTGGAGAATCTACCGTCTGAGTGTAGTCGAAAATGTATGCCGCACGTTCACCGCAGTACTTAAGGAATTCTTCACTGCCCGGTTTCAAGTCTTTCCGTGTTGCCCTTGTCTCTGCCTTTACAGCTTTCCAAATGTGGAGCCATGTTCTAAGGTCTGCCGCTTCATAAACGCCCATGGCGAGCTTATCACGAATAGACTTCTTGTTCATGATAATGTCTTCTGACGAGCGAGAGAAGTTCAGTTCATGGTTGCCTTGGAACTTCCACCACGTGATAGGACAATACTTGTTCATTTCTTCAATCAGAGCATTCCGCTTTTTCGACTGAATCTTCGGTGGAAGCATCGTGTCTTTAGGAGTCCTCAAGAAGAAATACTTCGGGCTAATTTCCATCCACGCCCTACACACTGCCGTGTACTGCTGCGCCCATACACTAAGGTTTGCGGCAATAGCAGCTCTTTTGTAATTGTTCATTCCGGCATTGATAATCTTCGACCAACCGTCAACATTCTTATCCTGTTGGTGTCTAAAGTCGTTGATGATATTCTTCGTGTAGTCGATAGACTGAACACCGAATGCCCGAATCATCTGATTGCTTACATCACCCGTATTCAGAAGACGTGTAATGTCTTTCAGTGCCTTCTGAGAAGAAGCGTACAGATTCATTTCATCGCAGTGACGAGCAAACACTCTGATACAATCCTCAATCACAAGAGCGTTCTCTGCCTTTTCGTTTACGTTCTTACTCCACCCAGGGTCAGGAATACCAGCAATGCCATTGTAGCCTGTTTCAAGGTTTTTAAACTTTCCGTCCTGTACCGTGTACATTGGGAAATAGTTTTCTTCCTCGAATAACCGAACTCCGTACATCTCCAAGGAAGCCTTGTTTCCACGTTCTGCAATAACCGTTGAAAGATAATCTTGCATTGCGTTGGCAAAATCCTTCTGCTGTGGAGTGAGAAGAGCGAACATATCCGCCAAATCTGCCTCGGTGACTGCCACCGTCTCATAGTCGGTCATGTCACGCATAAGCACCTTGTCGGCTACCTTCTCGCGAATCTTCCGTGTGTCCTTGTTAATAACAGGAACACGGATTCCTTCTCCGTAGATATGCCTCATTGCCGCTTTACGCTTCGCCAGCAGATAGAGCGACATAATCTGAGTGTCGCTCACATCAATTTTCTTCCCCGATTCAAGCTCAATCTCGTTCCTGTGGTCTTGCCACTTCTGAGCGTCACTGTGTCCCCCATTAAGGCGCAACCACCGCTTGTTCCCCGGAAGGGTTTCAACGAACTCTGCCGTCTCTTTTGTGTACTGGAAATACTTATCCTGAGAGTTTCTAAGCACGTCCCAAATATGACTGAATGTGCCGCCGGCATTCTTGAAAAAGCTCATCGGTGTTACGTTATCAAAGTTCACAAAATCACGAACTAATCCATACGCACCTTTGAATTTCTTCGCTTCGCCGTACTTCTTAATCATTTCTTCAAAGTCATTGCAGATATTATCACTGATTCTTTTGTACGACTGTTTCTGTCCGTTCAGGTCCATTTCCTGTCCTTCGGTAATCTCAAATCGGATGCCCTTCAGAACGTCTTTTACAACCCTCAGCTCTTCGAGGGTCATATCCCTCATAGGTTTGTCGATGGAAGCGAGCACTTCAAGATTATTCATGAGAACATCGTTCTCCGTGAACATACCCTGATACTCCTTCTCTTTAGAGATTTCACGCATAGCGTCTCTCAATTTGTGAAGTTTCAAGGCGGCCCCTGTAGGTGTTCCCGTCTTTTTAATTTCCCTCTGCTCTGCCTTAACAGAGTTTGCCGTCTGAATGTCGAGAGCTACAAGAGCTTGTGCGAGCGGTCTTCTAATCTCCTGTGGAATGTTTTTCTCGTACTTACGTTCCTTCGTGAGAAGTCGTGAAGAAAGCCATGCGTAGTTCACGTTGATGTTGTTGAGAACCTTCTTTTCCTCTTCACGGCGCTTCCGCTTCTCTTCCTTCGCTTTGTTCTTTTCCTTCACATTCTCGATACGTTTTTCCCTCGTATCAATCATCTTCTTGTACTTCGTTTCCTGAGATTCGAGCTTCTTCTCGTATTTCTCCGCCTGATTTTTCGCCGCTGTTTTCGTTTTCTCTAACGTATCATTTGTGTCTTTCAGTTTGGCGGCGAGAGCGTCCCTTTCACCTTTAAGGCGATTCTTCATGGTGTCATACTTTTCCTTCTGCTTATCTGCATAGGTTTTGTACGATTCCGCATCCTGAATAAGAATTTCCGAAAGGTCGTTAACAAGAGCTTTTTTCATCTGATTGCAATCGTATTCACTCAATCCATCAAGACTATTCGCCCAAGACTGCATACGCTCTTCCAAGATATACGGTAAACCTTCTTCGTTGTGAAGCTCTCCATCTTCTTGTAGTGCACTGCCTAAGCCAATTTTGGTATCTTCGATGCCGAAAAGAGCTGTTGCTATATCAGGGTTCTCATTTAAATACGTGTCAACATTCGATTTCTTCCTGTTCGAATCAGCCATCGCAGAAGCAAAGCTTCCTGTATAACTAGCGCTTCCGTGTCTTACGGTAACATACTGGAAGTGTCTATTCATTTCAGAAACTGTCACGTTGTTGACCGTTCTATAATCGCCCCACTTTGAGCGTTCAATGTAGATAGGATTTTTTCTGAGTGCACGCTTAATGCTGAGAAATTCACGCATTTCGTCGTTCTCATAGTTGTAATCAATCACATCAACAATCTCTTCACTTGCCTTTTCCAAGACATCGTAAACGACATCCATATTCGGATGTTCCTTCTGAAGCTCATAATATGCCGTTGTGAGTGCGTCAACCGCAAAGTTTCTTGTCTCACGCATGGTTTTCTTCGACATGGTGGTATCATCACCGACAACCTTGTGAAGGAGATCGCCGACTTTATTCTTCACCGATTTTGCGTTCAGAACCTGTCCATGTGTGAGTTTTTTATCTGCCTTAAGCGGTTCAATGACGGAATCGATTGCTTCACGGATTTCTGCTCTCGTGTCGATGTTATCCTGTTTAATCATAGGGTTGAAGCGAGGGAACGACTGTTTCTTGAAATCCTTATGGTCTTTCGTCTCTTCATTCCAATTGATAAGTTCGTTTACAAGTTCGCTGTCTTCACTGTTCTCAATGTTCGTGAAGCCTTTAATGTAATCGTCGTACTCATCATCGTAACCGAAATCTTCGGACTCCGTTTCTAACCCAGCACGTCGTCTGTACTCAATTAACTGTGCTACACGCTCTTGTTTTTCAAAAAGCTTGTCGTACTCGTCCTCCGTACCTTTTAAGCTGTCAAGCTTCTCCTGGTCGGCAATCGTCCGTCTTTCATCACCGTATTTCTTAAGCTGCTGTTCATACTCTTCCGGCGTTAAGCGTCGGATATAGTCATAATCAACATCCGGTTCAACGTCCATAGAATCATTCACGGAATAAGCCTTTCCTTCACGCTGTACCATCTTTCCGAGACCCATAGCGAGCTTTTTGTTGTGGAGTGCTGTTGCCAAAAACTCTTCGGCATCCTTAAGAAGATTGTACTGAGAGAACAGAGCCTCCTTGTATCTGCTGTCGAACTGATTTCCGAGACCGAATATATCCCGAATCTTTCTGATTACCCTTCTAACGGCGTTTAGAAGCGTTCTGCCGGCTTTAAAATGCTTTTCGGTAATTCTGTCCATGAACTTATCATCGTGCAGAATTTCGCCCATTTGAGAGCAAATAACCTCTTCTAAAGCCTGTTCATCATTCAGCTTCTTACCCGCTTTCTTGTAGCGTTCCTTCACGTCCTTAATCGTCTTGTTGAAGTTCTCCGCATTATCCTGTGTCCACATCGTCTTGAACGCTTTGGCGAGGTTATCATACCCCTTCATGTCATAATCCTTGATACCGTGGACAAGTTCGTGCATTGCGGTATATGCCATGTTTTCCGATGGTGTTGCAGAATTCAAGATAATTGTATTCGTTGCATAGTCGAACAGACCGTTCACATCGGCTCCGCCTGTGTAACTCTGAATGTCGTCGGTGAGTTCAATATTCACCGAGAAAATATCGGCGAACTGCTTGAGCGCTTTTCTTGTTTCGGCATTCGTATTTCCGCTTGCCTTTACGGTAAAGCCGTTGCCGCCCGAATCAATTTTTCCCGCCCTAATCATGGAGTCTACATCTTCTGCCTTGAATCCGTAGTTCTCCACAATGTCACGCTTGATTGTATCGAGGATAGTATCGGGCTTTCCTTCCTTCGCCGCATTATAGGCACGCTCCATCTGCCGCATAAGCACGTTGTAATCTGCTTCCGATGAAACGTCCGCTTTGTTCGAAATCTCCTGAACTACGCTCTGACCGATAGAACCCATGTTATTGGAGTACTCCGATTCGTATCTTCCACGAACTTCGTTCTTGTAGACTTCGTTCTCTTCCCGTGCACGAACAACAAAGTTGTCTGCCGCCTTTGCAAAGAGATATTCCCTTGTTGCCTTGTTCGTCTCAATCGCATTCAATGTGCCGTCGCTGTTCAGAATCTGAGGCAACTTCTCACCAGTCGCCTTTTCGAACACTTCACGCTCTTCTGTTTTGTTTGACATGAGCGTTTCAACGTCTTCGGGATTAAGCGTTCCTGTTTCAAGGTTTCCCGCCGCTCTTGCCACATCGCCAATTTGAACATCATCAAGCTGTCTATCTTCATCGAAAGACTTATTCATTTCAACGGCCGTATCGGTGACTCTCTTCACAACTTCGTCTCCGTGCTTCTGTGCAACTTTAGACGATCCGTTAATAAGTCTGTCTGCTCCAGCGTCAAGGTTTTCATTCTCCACTTTCCGCATAGCCAAATTCCGTGCAGTCTGAATGGACTCCGAGTTCTTTGTCATCTGAACATTGATTGCATGTGCCATATCTGCGTACTGCTCCAAGGCAATATCCGTTCCCTCGTTTGCAGTGTCTTTAATCGCCTGTGCTCTTGTGGCAATTTTGCTATCCTCTACGTTTACCGCAATATCTGCCATTGCCTGTGCCGTGTTGTAGCTTGATACCTTCTCTGAGAGCACGTTCTTAAGAATTTCAGGACTGACATTATCATCAAGTCCCCTAATGCTCTTCATTGCATAGTCTTGCTTTAGGCTATCTCTGACATTTGCTCCATAGGAAAGAGCACGACCGTTAGTCGCCACGCCCGTTACCGCTGTCATAATGTATGCAGAAGCCATGGCATCCAAAGTTTCGGATGCGGAAAATTTCTGTTTTACAGAAACCATCTTCATGTAATCTGCCGTCATTTCATCTTCAAGCTTTTTTGCCTTTTTAGAGTCTCCCGAAATGCTTGCGGATAAGTACTGTTGCATTTTCTCTGCCATGGAAGCAGCTTGCTTTTGACTCATACCCGAATCAACATAGGATTGAATCTGCTCTTCCAGGAACTCTTTACTGTTAATGTCTTCGCCGTATACCTTCGCCAGTTCTTCCCTACTGACTCCGTACTGTGCCGCCTCATTCGAGATTCTATCTTCAAGGTTATCTGAACCACCGAGAAGCATTTCACGATAGCTCTTTTCTCTCCGTTCATCTACGGCATTTCCATAGGAAAGGTTCGTGATAGGCGCATCCAAAAGACCGCCTACAAGTTCTTCGGTTGCTTCTTCTGTTCCACCAAGGGCAAGTTTCGCACCCGAATAAGCCACATTAGCAGCTACATTTCCGAATCTGTTTCCCACACCTACGGCGAGTCTATCAAGTGCAGTTGACTTTAAAGCACCGAGACCAGTTTTTTCAAGAGCCGCACCGGCACCTGTGAGCTTGCTGGCAAGACCGGCACCGGCGAACATGTACTCTGTTCCTGTTTCTTTAAGCGCCTGGAGCACGGAATAGAGTCTATCTTCTCCGGCTGTTGCTCCCTGTGCTTCCGCACTGCCCCTTGTGTTACCGTATGTTCTAGCCGCCATGGACACCGCCCAATACGGGCCAAAACTCATATCTGCCGCCGTACCGAGACCAGAGGTATAAGCACCCATGAGGATTTTTTCAAACCGTGTCAATCCTTCCATGGACTTCTCAACCTGTTTGTCACCGCTTGCCTGAATCTTCTCTCCGACCGAATATAGCGCCTTTCCAGGGTTATACATGCCACCGCTACGCATATACTCTTCTGCGTTGTTATAGCCCTCCTTGACCCCTCTAAGCGTGTTTTTAGTGCCCCCTGACACGTCTTTCCGCTGAATCTGACTATTGATGAATCTATCTTCTTCGAATTTGTTTGCCTTGACGATGGACGCTCCGCCATGTCTTGTGTACACGTCCGCAACGTCACCAGCTGTTTTTGCAAATCCGCCGACAATCTGCTTCCCTGTTCCGACTGTAGCGTCACTTAATCTCTCATCGGCACGAGCAAGCTTTGTATTGGACAAATCAATGCGGTTGTTATCCATTCTCCGAGAAGCTGTAGAGCCGTTCTGATGTTCGCCCATTTCCATAGGTGAGGCACCATAGGAAACCTTTTCATTGCTCCGATTCTTTGAGAGCTGTTTCTGTGTTTCTTCCAGTTTCTTCTGATTCTCAATCTCTACCTGTCTGTCCGACTTGTCGGAAATTCTTTTTAATGAAGCCGCTTGGTTCGCACGCTCTGTCTCTTCGTTCTTCTTAATCCGCTGTGCTTCATCGTAGTACTTGCCCGATTTATTCTTTACACTCTCACGAACGGCGTTAACGTCCTTGTTAAAGTTATTCCCGAGCTGTGAGCTTCCGTTAGAACCGCTCTCTTTTCGTTTTGCCTGAAGATTCTTCCGTGTGTTTTCTGCTTCAATGCGATCCTGGTTATTTTTCTTAACTTCTGCCATTCCACGAACCGCTTCTTGCTGATTCTCGTTCTTTGTTCCGTTGAACTTTCCTTCATGCTGTTTCTGCCCCGAGGACTCCTGTTCCATGTAGTCCTTTGCACGCTGTCTGTTCTGTTCGGTTATCTCATTTTCAATCTTAACCTGTTTTTCGTGGATAGGTTCGGTCTGCTGTTCAGACATAACACCGTCATGGAGTTTTGAAGGACTGGAAGTTTTCGCATAGCGATTCTCTACCGCCTGAATACCCTCTCTTCTCTTTTTCTCGATAGACTGCTGTCTCTCACGCTTTTCAGGATTATATTTTGCAGTTTCCCTTGTTGCCTGAAAAGTATTTCCGAGACGAGAAGTAGACGAACGCTCCCTGTTAAGGTAGCTGTTCGCCGCTTTTTTCCGTGCTTCATAACTATCACGCTGTGAGGAAGTAGAAGGTGTGGAAACGCTCTGAACCCTTCTCTTTACTTCCTTCTTGCTCTTGTTTGCGTTGGTAGACTGGAAAGTATTTCCTGTAGAGCCGTTCCCCGAGTGAATGTTCTGATACTCTCTATAAGCCTGACTTCCGCTCTTTTTAGGTGTAGACTTCCTGACTGCCTTTACACGCTTTTTTACTTCCTTCTTGCTTTTGTTCGTATTAGTAGAAAGGAAAGAGTTCCCGGAAGAACCCTTTCCTTTATGGGCTTTTAGATACGCTTCATACGCTTTCTTATCTTTCTTTCCCAAGGCAATGCCCCTTTCTATTTCTTCTTGTTTTTCTGAAGTTTGGATGCCGCCGACATTACTTTATCGGCAAATGACTTTCCACCGCCACCCGAACTGCTTGAACCTCTGGAAGTCGATGCGCTAGGAGAGTAATAAGTGCTTCCGCTACTTCTTCTACCACCACCACTACTCTTCCGAGAGGACTTCCGACCCCCGGAAGAGCTACTTTTTTTTGCCTGATATACGTTCACATTGTAATTAAGGCGATTCATGAGAGCATCTTCCTTGAAGTTTTTACCCTGCCAGTAGTTGTTATTCTTCTGCTCATATCCCCACTGGCTATCGGACACCTTGTCTCTGTACCGTCCATATGACGTGTCGTCCGCGTCTCTAAGTGCAGATAATGAAGTGGAAGCACGGTTATATGCTTTATCTTCAAGCTCCATAGCCTTTGTGGCAAATTCCGCGTTATAGTCGTTTCTCGACTGCTGAGCCGCACTAACCGCATAGCTTGTTCCGAATCCACCGTTAAGTGCCGCCGCATCCCCCATTGTATTTCTAGCCGCCTGTTCTCCACGCTGAGTGTAAAGCTTCGCCAACGACTGATAACTAGCGTCCTTTGTTGGGTCGTATTTCCAATTTACGACACTATCAAGGGCGCCTGAGAGCTGCTTGTCATACGCCCCCTTATATCCCGATGGCGCTTTGTATGCGGGTGATTTCACAGTTGGGGCTTTCGTTTTTACATACTTTATTCCGCCCATTATTTATACTCCTTTCGTAAGTATGTTTTTGTTTTAGCATATAAGAAAAGCGGGGCTTTATTCGCCCCGCCACACCGCTATTTCAAGCGAATTCGCACATATACCGTTCTGTTTTCGTACTTCTGCTTCCTCTTTGGACCAAGGTTTTTCGGTTTAACATCTGAACCGCCAGCCGAATACCACAAGGCATGTCCGTTCTTATCCTTTCCGACATACACCATCGTATGAGGCTTATGTGCAAATCCGCAAATGTCACCAGGTTTTAATTTTGCCTGTTTCCATTTCTTCCGAGGATATGCAATCTTCGCCTTTTTCTTGATAATGTTTTTCCCTGTTCCGTGAATCTTCGTATCAAGCCAAATGTACTTTCCCTTCGGAAGCACACCAATTTCCTGTAATCCGAAAGAGATAAACGTCGCACAATTCGTTCTCTTGCCCTTTAACGCACTGGACAAGCTCTTACACGGATGATTAGCGTTATACTTCACACCCGCCTTGATTAATTTCTGTGCGATCACCTTAAGTTCTTTCAGCAGCTTATCTGCCTTTGTGCTTTTCGGAACGGATACGAGGCGGACATATTTATGTCCTTTGCTGTCCTTCCAAATCGTCCAACCTTTAAGTGCCGGAACATAGATGTAGTAACCTTTAATCTTCGTTGCATGAACCTTTGTCCCAACCGAAAGAGTCTTTTTCAGCTTTGACTTATAAGAAGGCTTGACCCGCAGGGGGTCAGCCTTGATAACAACATAAGTTCTGTTAATCTTCCTACTTTTTGCCACGATACACCGCCTTTCCCTTGCTGTTAAAAACGGAATAGCCGTATTTATCGGCACACTTCTTAGCGTTCTCCAGTGACGAAAAAGCTCCCTTCTGAGACTTTGCGTCTTTCCACGTTTTACGAACACGGTATGTCTCTTTCGGCTTTGGCTTTGGCTTTGAACCTTCCTTAAACGTAACTCCAAGATATGTACAAATACCTTTAGCGATTGCTTTACCGTATTTATCCGGATGGTTCTTTAGTGTAGCCAAGTCGCCTTTAATACTTCCTGTTTCAAGAATGCAAGCTGTCATATCCGTTCCGTTCAGTTCGAAAAGGTCGGTTCTCTTCTGAACACCTCTGCTTCTCATCTTCAAGTCCTTCTTGATAGATTTTTCAAGGCACTTTCCCAGCTTCTTTCCACTGCCGGACACATAAAGCGGCATAACACCCTTCGGGGCGCCGCTGTAGTCGCAGTGGATGGACACATAGAGTTTGCACCCTACGTTGTTCGCCCACCGTACATCCGCAATCATGTTCTTGTTGTTTCCATGGTCGGCATCCGAAATCACGGATACGCCCGATTTCCGTAGATACTTAACAGCGGCCTTTGTGATTTTCAGCATGAGCGCCGCTTCGCTATGTCCCTTATATACGCAACCGGAATCCCAAGAGCCATCAATGCTTACACCGTGTCCGCACTGAACCGCAATCGTCTTACTCATTCTCTTCACCTTCTTCGTCTGCTTCGTCCTCTTCTTCTGCCAGTTCAAAATCCTGTACTTCGTCGTCGGTCATTTCAATGTTCGGTCTCACATTGAGTCCCAGTGCTTGCTGGAAAGACTGATTCAGACCAACGGAAGCAAGACCCGAAACAGCACCGAATACAACACCGTCAAAAGTCATTCCTGTGGTAGCAATTCCACAAATGATACCGATGATGAACAGTGCGGTTGGAATCCACTTGTTATCCATCGGAAGCCAACGCTTCATTACAAAACCTACGCACAAACAGAAAGCCACAATCTGTGGTACGAAATACTGAGTAATAGTTGTCATGTCCATTTCTTCCTCCAAATCCGCTCTGTGAGAGCTTTTGTTTATATGAGTGATATTTATACCTTGGGTGAATTAAAAGCCGTCAGAACGAAAATATGAGCCGTATAAGGCTATATCAGCGCCCTATCAGATAGTCGGTTAGCTCCGCTTTGGCCTGTTTCATCGCTTCAATGTCGTTTCCATCTATTCCATGAGCGAGAAGCGCCAACAAGGCACGCTGCGTAATTGCGTTCCCCTCTTCTAACTGATCCAGTCTTTCATAATCCGCTACTGCTTTTTTCTCAAGCTTTCCAATTCGTTCATCTTGTGTCTTATTTGGCTTCTGCATTCTATTGATACACTCCGCTATTACTTTTACTGCGGCTGAAATAGCTACTATTGCTCCCGCCAACCACAAAATATCGCTTACCGTAAAAATGATAGGGTGATTCATCACGCCCTCCGTTCCCAGATATGCACGCCGTAATAGCCAGGATGGTATGCTGCATTTGCAAAGCTACCTGTTCCTGTATCGGTAATACTAGCGCTACCTGTCGTTTTACAATCTCTCTGCTCTCCCGAAGGGCTGCTACTTGTAGCCGTGCGAACCATCGGAACCTTGTATTTTGCCGAATGGTCGGTAAACTTGCCTCCGAATGTCTCAAACTGCCACACCTTCTGAGTCGCAATTGCGTAATATCCTTTGCTCGATACATTGTGAGTGTGCCTCATTCCGTGCACGTGCGGTGGAAGATTCGATGATGTAATAACGTGGTCTGTAGAACCGCCTGTAGAACCTCCCCCACTCATAACCGCTTTCAGGTAAACATCATCGGTTACATGGTGCCACGTTCCGCCGAAAACCTCTTCCGGATTGAAGTTATCATCACTTGTCATGTATACAGAGCCGACCGGGTAAACCTTCTCGTACAGCTGGTCTTTAATGGCACCCATGATGGAGTCAACATCAAGACTCAGCTTTGTTCCACCTGTAGAGTCTGCATTACAGTTTACGTACACGCCGCCTTTAAGGTACAAGTTACCGTCCCAATCAAGAGCATAGGCGTTAGATTTGTTCAGAATGTCTGCTCCGTTACCCACAATGTCCGCAAACTTGTTAGCCTCATCAATAACATTGTGCTTGCCCTGTACGTGCTGATATTCCCCGGCGGCTTCCGTGCCATAACCTTCTGCATGGGACGATGGTCCTGTCGCCCAAGAGCCTGTTCCTTCTGCATGAGAACCTGGACCGTTGGCTCTCGTTTGGGAACCTTCTACGTGAGACCACAATCCGCTTGCTTTCGTTTGAATTCCTTCTGCGTGAGAACTATCTCCGAGAGCTTCGCACTGAGTCCCTTCCGCATGAGAATTTTCACCCGTTGCTTTGGTTCTATCCCCACCAATGTCTGTTGCCGTGAGAACTATATCCGTATCGAGTGCCTTTTCGTTCACCTTCCGTGTAATCGGAACGTACTTCGAGAAGTCGATAACAGCAAGTTTCACCCACTTGTCATTCGCATAAATGTATGAAGTGTACGCTGTCCCAGCTTCATTCATGACAAGGTACAGAATTCCTGGATCGCCAACTTCGGGGAGTTCATCAACAATCTTGTTCCCAACAATGTTCACCTGTAGATTGTTCAAATAATTATTGATTTCCTGTAGAGCCTTCGCCCATTTATCCGCAAGGTCTTTTTCTAAAGACCCTTCGAGGGCGGTAACTCGTCCGTTAAGGTACTTGTAGCCAACGTCACTTGAAACAACATATGTTTCCTCGCTGTCTCGTACCTCCATTCTTACATCAGACATATTTCGTCCTCCTTCGTTCTTGGTGGAGCTTCCCTAAGACTTCCCCCGACTGGTATCTGAACAACCTTTGCACTGCATTTGTTGCCGTTCTCATCGCCCCATTTAAGCTGAACCTGAACACCGCCTACTTGGAATCTCATTGTTTCTTCTGCCGTTAGGTGGCATTTTACATTTGCACCGATTGTTCTGATTCCTGACATATAATGGTCGGGGTCTGGTTGATACTCAAATGTTTCGGTAATGTCTTTGATTTCAAGCTCTTTATTGTACTTTGTAATGCTTACTTCATTCTGCTGAAAGGTCACAAGAACGACTTTTTCTTCGCTCAAGGCGTTCCTGAACCTGTCTCCGTAAACATCCATTGATACCGTGAAAGTATCGCCTCTTACTATTGACATATTCACCTCCTACGCCGTTCTCTTCCACACATACACGGCTAAGTACGGTGGCATGTTCTTTCCCGCTCCATCACTTCCTGTCCAGTCCGTACTGCCAGCATATCTGAGTCCCGAGGCATCCGCACTTGAAGCATTCTTCTTTCCAACAATCGCATACCGCGCACTGCTTGCTGTTGACGTTCCTAAGCGTACTCTTTCAACCGTGCCGCTCATATAAGCGTTAAATCCGTCACCAGTAGACGGTTGATGAAGGTGCTTCACCACTACTGCGTCAGCAGAACCACCTGTGCTACCGGCGCCGTATGAGTTACCGGAAGCAAGAAGGAACGTGTCTTGAATCCGCTCCCACGACCCACCAAACAAAGTTGATGGGTCTGTGGAATTCACGCTCATATAGATTGAGCCTACGGGATAGCACTCTTTCCAAATCCTACCCTTCATAAGCTCAAATACCTTTTTTAAACCAACGTCGTCTAGTTTCATAGGCTATCTCCTAACCGAATACCTGTGTAAAGATACTCTCAATCGTTGTGTTCGAAATTGGTGAATCTGCTGTTCCTACGGCTGGCAAGCTCGCTCTCGTCACTTTGATTACACCGTCCGTCTGCGATACGGCGGAAACATACTTTCCCTCTTCGGCGGTATCGCTGTAATCAAGGCTGTTAATGGCTCCGGTTATTCTACTTCCGACATTTGCTTTGGTTTCGAAATCCGAGTCATTAGTGAGCTGTGAAACCTTTGTCGGAATCTCCGTTTTCTTTGCGTATGGTGTAAGGTCAATATCGGTTGTGCCGATTTTCTCATACCGTGCCGCTGTGCTACCTTCTGCCGGAAGGAAGATGTATTCATCATACACGTTGTTGGTTGTGCTACCGCTGTGTGCTACAAGGTAAATAACACCCTTCTTTCCCTCGCTGGTTGCCGGAAGGGAATCAACAATCTTGTACTCGAACGATGTGATTTTTCCTACTGCGTTTTTAATCGCTTCGTTTAGATCATATGGAGTTACAATTAGATCATCAACTATTGCCCGCGATATTCCGGAGTCAAACGCGCTGCGGAACGACACTGGCGCGTCTGTATTTACCAGTCCATCCGATTGACTCAATTCTGAAATGAATCTTAAGTCGTCATAACGGTAATCTGCCATATTTGTTCCTAGTTTCGTCGAGTCGAAATCAAGCGTATTCAGCTTGTTGGTAATCTTGCTATTAACATCATATTCCGTCTGGTAATACGAATCATTTGTGAGCTGTGATGTCTTCGTTGGAATCGCCGTAATTTCTGCCTTCTTTGCCAAGAGAGACTTAATCTTTGTGAGAATTTGTGTTACACCGGCATTGTCTAAGTATGTTGCCATAATTACCCCCATTAATCGTTAAATAGATTGTTCAATAGAGACGTTATTTCATCTTCGGGTATTGGAGAAGAACCGTCTCCTTGAACTATAGTTGTATTGTTCGTGTAGAAATTCTTAATTTCTTTAACTGTCGTTTCCTTGGTGTCCGTGTTAGATACTTCATCTAACGCTCTTTGAACAGACTCCTTTAGCGATTGAAGTCTCTTCTCTCCGTCTATGTTCGGATTGTGGTCATAATCAATTATCACTGCTTAACCACTCTTGAAGAACCCTGTCTGTATTTCCGTGTGAAAGAATCAATTCGACAACGACCGACACCAGTTAGTCGTACATAGAACCTCGAACATCTTCTCGGAACAATCGGCACATGCACCGAAAGTTCATTCTCTGCGGAAATCTCCTTTATGGTCTCCCATTTACAGTCACTGAGCTTTAGCGAATTCATAGCAATCTCTATCTTGAGTGTTGCTGTTTCGGGTAGCTGAACTCTCATCTGTAGCTTGGAATATATCTTCTGATTCTCGATGTATTCATCGAATGGTCCGAAAGTGGCACTCCACGGAATAGGTTCATCGTTCTTCACTGGCGCTATGTCAAAATCTTCTGCATCCAATACGAGAACATTTTTCTGTGCGTTATCCACCATCAGTAGCTTGTTCTTGTAGTTTCGGAAGCAGTGCACACCCACCGTGTCCTCGATATGCCAAAGTCCCGTACCAGTATCGCAAACGAGAACCTTGTAGCCGCCGCCCTTCATGTGGATTGAAGCATAGTATTTCTTATGGCGCGATCCCGACACAACATTGTCGTACTTCCAGTCGCCGAACTTTTCACTAATGCTGTATGGGTTTCCGCCCTCATAGCACATAATCCCCACTGGCGACTTGTAGAAAATCATGTTGTTCACCGTCGCTATAGATTCACTTGAACCTTCTTCCACTCCGAAACCCTCGATAATCGATGTTTGGAACGATGAAGGTGCTGAGCCGTAAACTCTGTGAATGAAGTTCTCTTTAAAGAACAGAAGGTGAGACGAGTACACCGCACAACCAGTCCAATTACCGTTGGTTCCTTGCTGTGCATAGTAGGAATCCATGCTTGTGTTCTGATAATAATCCCATGACATAGGGTCTCCCAGTTTGCTGGCATAAATCGTATTATCCTTGTTGCTCACTCCCCAAAGTCGGTTATTCCACTCCATGAAGAAATCAAGCTCGGGAACGACACGCTCAACCTTTAAATGACCCGCAAAGAATCCTGTGTACTTGCTGTTCATTAAAGTGCTTGCCGCACATGGACTAATGTATGCAGTAACCGAGGAAAACTCGTCTTTACTGAATTTGATGAAGATTCCTTCATACATTCCTTTTGTACCGAGTGCAACGGAATTATCGAATGGGTCTCCCGTTTCACCGTCATATGCCGTGTAATTGAACGTAGGAATAGGAATATCCCCAATCTTCAAAACATCGAGCACGGTAATAGGAATTTGCGGTGCTGTGAAGTTTCCTTCATCGTCTGCAAGCACACCTTCGTTTCCTTCCGCAGCTTTCACGGTTTTGTTGTTCAGTCCGACAAAATCTCCCGACAATCTGACAACATCGCCTATTCGAATCATACTTTTAAGCTCCGAGAACTTGCCGTTAAAGGTTTGCCCTGCCGGATATTTTTGTCCTCTCGCCGTAACCATCAGGTATAGGTGTTCCTGGTCTTGTGGGTCAATTAATACACGTCCTATCCAATCTGCGCTATAGTCGTGAATCATATAGTCTTCTGCCGGGTTCTCGATTCCATCAAGGTAATCTTCACTTACATTATGATGAAAATACCCCATTGAACCGAAATCTTTAGTCCCTACGTTGAACCACTGTTTCGATGGGAAGAAACAAATGTAATTGTTCACCGCCACCATCTTCTCTTTAGATGTAAGCGCCATGTCGTACATCGTTCCGTCGTACCAAAAACGCCATACTCCATCAGAGTTCGCACCAACGACCGCTAGCTTTGTTCTTGAATCTGTAGGGTCTCTACGCTCCATAAGGTCTTGAACCTTTGTACAATCAGTCGGAATCTCTGAAAACAAGCCGCGTGCTTTTCTCTGAGTGAGCGTTGGGTATAAGTCGCATGACATGTTCAGCATATCTGCCATTTCCCCCGACTCTACGGAAGCTTTTCTATTCAGTCCCTTAAACTCTATAACACGCTCTTCAAGCGGTGACGGCTTATTCTGTAATGCTTGTAGTGGCATTGCCTACACCCCCTTTAAAACACGTTTATAAAGCGCTTAGGGCTTCTTTTGTGATATGCCCTAGTTCTGACTGACCAATCCGCAAAATCCCTGAAATCGGCGATATGCTGTGCTTGGTCGTTCTCGTAATTCTCGTACTCTTCAAGGACATAATCTATCCTTGCTTTAAGATATGATATATAGAGCTTGTCATATGGCGGTTTAACCAAAAGGTCTTTATCCATGTCCAGCTTCAAGTCGTAGCTTGTAACCGGCACAATTTCCATTTGGTCTTGCACCTCTGCTTCAATCTCGTTGATATATCCCAAGAGCATTTCATCACTGAAAGAATTCGGCTTCTCCGTCTTAATTAAATTCAGAAGGTCTTTTACTTTCATTTCTGCTCCTTTACAAAAAGGGGAAACAGAAGTTTCTGCTCCCCCCATCGCGTTTACATTTCGCCGTAATTCTTCGAGGCCATTTCTTCCTGTCTCTGCATTGCTACCATAATCTGCCTATCGGAATTCCTAAGAACTTCTGCCACGCTTAACGGCACCTCTACAGGCTCTCCGCGCTTAATCTGATAGCTCTTCATGTTAACGCAGACATAAACGCTGTCGCCCATGCCCTCAATAACAGGAAGCTGAATTACTACGGTTTTTGCTTTTTCGTCTGCTACAGCAGCTTCCGTTTCTGCTACAGCAGCTTCCGTTTCTGCTACAGCAGCTTCTTTTTTTGCTCTTGCCATATTAACTCCTTCGTTAATGCTTGGCTTTAGTTGGATGCGTCATCTGCCCCCGTGCAAGTGTGCTCGATTCTTACCATTCTAGTATCGTCAAGAATCTTTGCTGTCTTGTTCATCTTCCAACCCATAGTTGCTCTCTGATTCAGTGGGTCCGCAGTTCCGCCCGAGCCAAGCTGTTTAGTGATTGTTTCGATTCCACCACCGTTAATAGAAGTGATACCGTATGCATCCGCACCAAGTACGAGAGTTCCGTATACAGGTACGGTTGCTTCTGAATCTGCCTTGCTCCAAATCTTCGCTTCGGTAGACTCTACAAAGCGAACTCCGTACATATGACCGATTTCTCCGTTGAAAATCTTCTCGGAAGTTGTGTACTTCTGAGCCTCAATCCATTCAGGATCATTCATCAAGTCATATGCGGTATCGGTGTGAATGATTGCCACATAGCTATCTCCAATCTTCGGCGCATTGTTTCTTTTCAGCAGTCTAACCGCCTTTTTAATGTCCGCAATCTTGAGAGTGTTTGCTTCCTTCAGTGCGGTTCTCGACTCAGCACCGCCCGCATAAATTACGGAAGTACCAGCGCATAAAACGTCTCTCGTCACGGTATCGGAAGTTCTGCCCGCCTGGGAACCGAGAAGTTTCAGGGTTTCCGCAGTCACCTGGTCAAATGCGGTAAGGTTCAGCATGTCGGAAGTTGTTACGTATCCGCCGTACTGCTTAATTTCTGCCTCCAACTTGGTTACGTTCAGGCTCTGACCATCAGGGGTTACACCCTCGGTGAGCGGCTTCTTATCCATCTTCGGAAGACTAGAGAACTTTCTGAACTCAATCTTCTTTCCGTTGCCGCCCGGAATTGGTCGCTTCTGACCGAACTGATCGTGTACCAGTTCAGGTTCTGCCGCACGAATCAGAACCTTGTCATAGAAGGTCTTCATTTCAGGGGACAGGTCGTTAGGTGCGCTAGCCGCAGTGGTAACGTTGGTGTTCAAATCGAACAGGTTAAAAACGTACTTAAACATATTCTTTTGCTCCTTCTGTATTCTTGTATATCTCGATACAGACAAGAGAGCTTTAGAACGAGAATGTTTTACCACTCTCTACTTCCTTCAGAATCTTGTCCATATCATCATTCGTGAACTCTGAAGGATTTACCTTTCTTGCTACTGCCGGTTGGTGCTTTAGACCATTTTCAGCAGGTCGTGATTGTCTCTGTTGAATCTGATTCACTACATCCTGTTTTGCACTTCTTGTAGACTCTTCTGTGAGTCCTTTCAGAATGTCTTGTGTGTGTGTCGCTACAAAGGCATCGATAACAGAAATGCCATTCTCGATTAAGTCCGTAAACTTCGGGTTGTAGCTCATTTCTTGCTCAAGGTCAAAGTTTGGGAATGATTCTCTAAGCTCGTCAGCCTCCGCATTCCATGCGGTCATTCTTTCCGCTTTCTCTGCCTCTGCCTTGTACTCGGACAAAGCACGCTGGTTCTTTTCCAGCTCTTCTTGTAGCCGCAGATTCTCTCTGTATTGGTCGGGAGTGATACCCTTCTCACGGGCGGCGTCCTCAATCCAATCATCATCACTGTTAATGGCTTCGGTTAATCCCTCGATATCGCCCCTTTCGAGTCCGTAATGTCTCATAATCGGCGCTAATGCGTCCTCGTAGCTGTCAACTCTCTCCTGTGCACTGGATTGATTCTTGAATCTGTTGTTGATAGCGTCTGATACCGCTTTGCCGTAAAGTTCATGGAATCTGCCGTTCTTTCCGACAAGCTCCGCAAACTCTTCTTCGGGGCTAATTTCTTCCTGGCTTTCAGACCCAGACGCGCTGTTATCCGATTCCTCCGTGTCTAATCCGTATGCAACTTCCGGTGACTCCGTAGTATCGTTGTTATCAGTCCGCTCCTCACCGCCAAGTGAAGCGAGGAATTTGTCTGCTTCTGCTCCCAGTCCGCTCTGACTTCCGGATGAAGCGTTGCCTTCTCCACCTTCTCCGTCAAAAAGAGACCAGTTAAATTTGAATTTTGTCATACTTTATTTCCTTTCTGTCTTTTATAGAGCGACGAACTCTTTATTTCTGACAATGCTATTTTATATAACGCTCTTTCATATCTCTCCCCCACGAAAAAAGCCTCAGTCCGTTAAGACTGAGGCTTTCCCGATGAATTTAAGGTTATGTTGGAATTATGAAAAAATCAGGTCGCAAGTTAATGGGTGAATCTATCTGTATAGAACTAACTTACAGCTCTATTATAACATTTGGATTATCCCTTGTCTCAGGAATTAAAGTCGTCTACCCCGATTAATTTTACACCGTTGTATTGAGACCGAAGTTCTACAAAGGTCGCCCACACTGCATGGAATACCGCTAAAACGCTCTCAGTGTACTTGTGAGCCACGATAATGACGTGTCCGGGCTCATATACCTTCGGCACAATTCCATGCGGTAAAACGGCGCTCACAAGCACGTTGCATAGAGTCGAGTACATGATACACTCGTCATGGGTGTTCGCATGATTCACGCATTCAAAGAAAATATCATTTTCCGATACGGTCATTTTTACGGTCGTCATACTACTTCACCTCCGAGGCGCTACGAGCTTTTTCTCTCGCTCTGTCCAGTCTGTCGGTGTTCGTTGTCTTCTTCGCCGCTCTGTCTTCTGCCGACCCTTCCTCAGATACCCCTGGAGCGCCGTTATTTGCGTTCTGAGCCATCATAACCTGGTTCGGGTCTACTAGTCCCATCTGTACAGCCGCTTCCGGTGAGAGCTGAATAATAAGCTGTTGCATTTGCTGGAACTGCTGCATAAATGTATCGTTCTGCTGAATCTGCTGTTTAATCTTCTCTTTGCCCTCGAATTCCATCATGTCGAGACAAACAAGTGCGGACGTTGCGTTATCAGGTGCAAACAGTCCCATCTGATAAAGCTCTTTCGCCGTCTCATTCTGTGAAGCTCTTGAGAACGGACTCTGCTTTTCGGCGGACACTTCCAAGTCAAAAATACTCTTCTTGTGACGTGTTCCTTCGGGTGTTGTTATGTCCTGAGGTGCAATGTTCACGTTGGAATAGTCCATGTATTCATAACGACCCGATCCATCATCAATACGGAATGTTCTCGGTTCGGTGTAGAACTGCCGAATCAGTTCAATTTCAAGATAATACTCTTCTCTCGAACCTCGGTACATCGCTTTGTTAATGTCTCTCGATAATTTGCTTCCCGCTTCCTGAAGAGCTGCTATTGCACTCGCCGCCGTTACACCGGAAGCGGTAGAACCCTGTGAGAAGTCTCTGTTTCCGGAAATCTCTTTCAGCTCGTCTATTTTCGCTTCCAAGTGAGTTTCAACGATTGCCGGGAGCGTGTCAACGTCCATTTGCTGTACTGCTGACCCAAGGTCGCCTGAACCGACTTCTACAATCTCTTCATTCCAATCCGCAAAGGCTTCTTTGTTGATGTCCGCGTTCTTCTTCACCCACCAACGAGGTTTAGCTTTCATCATGGTGTTTTTCATGATTGCCTGGTCTAACTTGTCAATGTCCCGCTGTGGGTACTTCATAATATCGAGATAACCGAAGCCACAAGGACTATCCTTGACCGGGAAGCACTTACGGAATACATACGGGTATTTTCCATGCTTATAAAAGCCGTCCTGGTACTCCGGGTTATCCTCTGAACAGAAAACGCACTGGTCACCGATGATAATAGCCATGTGCAGAATCTCACGGGGTACAAGGTGTTGCGCTACCGTCTGAGGGTCAATGTTAATGAGAACTGGTCTCATTTCCAACTTCTTGTAGTAGCAATTAATAATCTCAATGTCGTTCTGATGGTTAATATTATCATCGTGAATGTACTCGGTAATGAAGCCCTGTTTTCCTCCGCCTATCTTCTCCGCTATATCGGGGTACTGTAGTTTCACGTCGTTCACATCAGCCACGGAAACATCAAAGAAGTATTTTGACTGCTGAATGTCTTCTATTCCCGGTTGCCAAAATACATTATGAATATCCACATTGGTTTTCTTGATGTCGCCCATTCCGTCGTGTGCCATCGGGTCCCATAGTACGGACGTTATCGCCGTGCCATCTATCAGGAAGTCATAACCGGCGGCATTGTACACCTGTTCCGCGTCCGTGTGTTCTTCGATTGCCGGGAGAATCTTTGAAAGAATCTGAGCTTCTTCCTCGTCGTCTGCTTCACGTGCTAACACATTAGCTTTCGGGAATGAGTCCATAAAGTCGGCGTGTTTGTTCAGAATAGAGTTTACCGCCCACGCTGAGCCGACCTCTACCTTTGCTTTGCCCGCTTCCGTCTTGCCCTGAATGACGTTCCAATGTCTGAGCCTCCACCATTCCTGATTCTCGGTTGCTTTCATGTCGACGGTTGTTTTCCCGTCTTTGTACTCGTGCAGAATCTGAAGCACCTCCGACACCTTGTCGGGTGTGAAGTGCGGTTCAGTCGGTGCGCTCTGCTGTTGTTCAGTCTGTTCTTTGTTCTCTTTCGGTCTGTACCGTTCGGGGCGATACTCTCCGTTCTGCTGTTCCCTCTGCTCGTTCGGCTGTCTCTGTTCCCTCTGCTGTTCTCCGTTGGGCTGTTCCTTCGGCTGTCTGCTCGGTTCGGTCTGCTGTCTCTGCTCTCGTGGTTTCGGCTGACTTTCCCTCTGCTGTCTGTTCTGCTCCCTCTGCTGTCTGTTCGGTGTCTGCTCTGCTTTGGGTGCGTTCTGCTCCGCTTTTGCGTCCTTTTTTGCGTCCTTTGCGTCCTTCTGTCCGAACTGATTGTTTTTCTTGTCGGTCTCTGCTTTCCGCAGCTCTTTGTTTTTCTTCATGCTCTATACCTCGTAAAACGTTAATATATCGTCTGTAGTCTGTCCCTCTACTTTGTCTCTGACCATGTTCAGAGGGTCGTCAATGTTATTCGGGTCAATGATTTTCTTGTGGTGCATTTCTCTTGGTGCTATCGGTCTAGCCATGCACACGTAGCGCCACTCGTCGTAGTTATGGTCTTCTAATGATGTGTCAATGTCCTCTACTCTCGTTTCGTCATACATCAGCGCCGGAATACACCTGATGAAGTGTTTGCACGTGTTAAAGACGTAAAACATCGGTCGCCCGTCATCATCAAAGGCTAATCGGTAATGGCATTGCATTTTCCCTGGTATGCGTTGATGGTCTCCCCGGTCAAAATACACTCGGTGCTTTTCCATCGTCTCTGCGATACTTTCCCCGCCGTCCTCTGCGAATATTGCGGGGTCGGCTATTCCGAACACGTGGCGCCCCTTCATATACGGGTGTTCTTCTTCCATGCGGCGGATTTCTTCGGCTACATGGTCAACAGTCCATTGAACACCCTCATTAGGCTCACCGGTACAGCCGTACAGTTCAGCGAATCGGTACATTCTGCCCGATGGTGCCACGGCATACCACCCAACAGAAAACGGCTTCGAATATCCCCAGTCAAAACCGCGGTAGATGTTCCACCCTATCGGAATCGGGAAAGGCTCAATGACGTGTGTATAGCGTTTGTCGGCGTAGTGTTCCGGTGCGTCCGTGAATTCGGTGAACACTTGCCCGGCGAACACGTCCCAACGTCCATACCTCCAAGCCTCACGCAAAGCCTTTGGAAGCGCTTCAAGCTGTGCTAGGTAGTCCGGCTGCGACTCCATTAGGGCTGTATTGTCATCCACAAGCGCCTGTATAAATGCGTATTCCTCCGGATTCTCACCGGGCTTGTAATGTTTGTCTATGAATAAGCGCTTAATATACTGGTGTCCCTGTCCTCCGGGGTTGCACGTGTAATAGACGCGCTTCGGGAAGTCGTTGACACCTCGGAGGGTTGCGGTTATCGTTCTCATTTGGTACTCGCTGAGCTGTGTGGCTTCGTCCAAAAAGATAACGTCATACTCCAATCCCTGAAGCTTGTCAAGGTCTGCATCACGGGCGCAATACATGAACTCAATCATTGACCCGTTGGAGAACGTGAGTAGCTTCTCAGTGCTGTTATAGGCGGCAAAGTCCCGCGTCATTGCTCTCAGCGTCCTAATGTGGTTTCCTTCCAACTCTTTATAGGTTCGGCGGACTATCAACATATGGATTCCGGGGAAGCGTTGCGCCAGCAAGATTGCTTTGACTCTCACCGCCCAGGACTTACCACCGCCACGGGCGCCGCCGTAGCCAATGTATTTACAATGACAGCGGAGGAACATGTCTTGCTTCGGTGATGGCGTGCCAAGTTGCACCGTTTGCAGGCGTCTATTATTCGCTGTATTCATCGCAGTACCCCCCGACAACGATTTGAACGCCCTTCACGCCCTCCGCGTCTCTTTCCTCTCGCTTCTTCGTCAGCTCTAGCCGCTCCTTTTCTAATTGCAACCGCTCACGCTCCAGCGCCAGACGCTCCGTCTCTATTTGCTTACGGTGGCGCTCCTGTGCGGTCTCTAAGCCGTGTAACGATCGCTTCAGCGCCTCCAACGTCTTGACGCTGTCGGTCAGGTCTCGCAGTGCGCGCGTGTCCACTTTGTCGCTGGTGATGTCCTTGTAGGCGGTTTCGGTTGTTCCGTCCTTGTGGCGTGTGGTCGATTGCACTAGATAGCGGTGCAGTTGGTCGCCGTCTTCCAACGCTTTACGCGTCTCACGTTCCAACGCGTCCACCACGTAGGATAGTCCCACCAGTTCGGACGCAACGCGGTAGGCGGTGCAGTTCTTCGCGGTCTCAACCGCCTTTTCTGTCACCGCCCCACGATAGGCGGCGCGCTGGTCGTTCCATCGTTCCCGGTATAGATGATTCCCTAACGTCCTATAGTTTACTCCATGCCGCCGGGCGCACTCCTTCGGCGATTCGTTGCCGGTTATGTAGTCGTTCCGGATGGCGCCCCAGTCCGGAAAGCTTTTTTTCTTCTTTTCCGAATTTTCCGGAATTTTCTTTTCCTTCATTTTTCCCCCTTTCCGGTTTTTGTCGTTGTTACGATTCTACACACGCGCGCGGGGTGCAGTCGCCCACATTCGAACGCGGGCGCAACGTAACAGAAACGCGCGAACAAATGTTTTTCATTCAAAATTGTATACAATCCAAATTTAAAAAGAGAACATCAGTTCTTTTAAAAAAGTGAAGAAAAATATAAAAAAGTTGTTGACACGGTGACACCGTTATGGTATTATATAGTTGTCAAAGGGAGAGACCCAAAGACAACAAACCAATATTAATTAACTAAAGAAAAGTGAGGTAAACACAATGAGAAACTACACAAGCAACGAGAAAACCGCAACCATCCGCAACCTGTACAATGGAGACGAGTTCGCAACTGCGTTCCCGCATTCTGAATTCGAACTCGACAACATCCAGGACCGCGCCACCACTTACGGGCTTCACGACTATGTTATAGTTGACCTGGAAGGCTTCTATGGTCTCGTAGACTCCAACTGGTGCAGTGTCTACGGGTTAAACGACATCGCGGAACGCATCGAGAGACTGGAAGACGACGACGCGGACAAGCTGGAAGCCATGGCGGAATACTGCGACAACCTGGACGACATCGAAAGCGCTTGGGATGACTCTTATTTCATCGCCGATACGACACTGGCGGACTATGCGCAGGAGCTGTGCTATGACTGCGGATACATGCCGACGGCTGAACTCCCTGAGTGGATTAGCTGCCACATCGACTGGGAAGGCGTAGGGCGTGAGCTGTCATTTGATGGGTATAGCGAAATCAACGGCGGTGTGTTGTACGTAGCGCGCTAGTAGTCGAATAGGGGGCGCAAGCCCCCGCCCGTAATGCGGCCTAAAGCCTGTTGCAAGCCAGGGAAAACGCAGAGCACGGAAAACGAAAATCGTATTAAATGAAGGGAGACCCAAAAATGGAAACTATCATTGAGAACGGAAAGAAAATGGAGGGCATACCATACCCGGTGGCAGTGTGGGACGCAAAAAACGGAATGTGGGACGATTCCATTGAGGAACTGAGCGAAGTGTTCGCCAATTCCGAAGATGAAGCCATTGAGTTGGCGAAGGATTACATTCTTGAATGTGTCTATGCCTTGGATGTGGACGAGGAAGAGCGGGAGCGAGAGATCGAATATTATAGCAATGATGAAAACTACATCATTGACAGCGACCGCCACGAAATGCACCTGTATGTATTCGAGGAGTACACCGACGAGGGAGGCACTGGAGAAATCACGTTGTACACGGATAAAGACGAAGCCGTGAGAGCCGCAGAAAAAGAGTGGCGTCACCTGTTTGAGAGCGACAAACGCGACTACCGCCGGGACGTGTGCGGCACCTTCCGCGTGTATGGGGTTAGCATTCCATATTCCGACATTATCGGAGAAGGTGCAGAAGCGTATACCAAAAAACCTTATACCGAATATGAAGAATATGAGGTATGGAACGCGCTAAACGAAGACTAATTGAAGGGAGAACCAAATGAAAGAGAAGAAATCCGAATATATCACCATGAAGGTTACACCGGCATTCAAGGCTAGGGCGAAAGCTCTAGCCGATGAGGAAGGTAGAAGCCTTTCAAACTATATTGAATGGCTTATAAACAACGACATGAAGAGAAGGGAACGGGAGGAAAAGGAATAACAGACAACGCCCTCCCCATTGCGGGAGGGTTATTTTATGCATAAAAAAAAGCGGGTCCACCGTTTCCAGCAGACCCAAAACAAACCAAAATATTATCAAACTAAAAGTTCGGTAACGGTGACATTATAACACACTTTCCAAGACAAGAGAAGCCTTTTATGGTATAATAATACTGTGATTTGTTAATCATTTTCATTCTTTTCATTTTTGTAATACTCCTGTTGTTCTTTAGAAGTACGATTGCGGAAGCTCCCGAAGCAAAAACAGCTTTGGGAGTTTTCGTTTTTGTCCTTTTTGGTTCCCATTGAAGGGAGAACCATTTTATTTTTCCGTGTTTCGAGTTTTTCCGAGTTTTTCCGAGTTCTTTTCGAGTTTATTCAACCGCCCGTTGAGCTTCTTAAGCTCCCCCTTCATTGCCTTAACCTGATGTCCTAAATATATTTCCTTTTGCCTTGTTATGTCACTGTTTATCTGTTCCCACACATGGGAAATTGTGATAGCGTATGGGCAACGCTCCCATGCACTATCACAATACTTGACCATATGGTTTTCCTTGTCTTCCTTGCAGATAAACCGCCTTGACGTGTCCTCACAATATAGAACCTTGTCTTTTTCGTGCCGATAGTAAGGGCACAAGGTGTAGTGACCATTATTAGGCAAGACTTTCCCTTTCCGCTTCACGCGTGATTTTGTAGTTGATCCAGTCGTCGAGTTCATCCTTGCTCATGAATTGCTTCCGGATTTGCTCTAGCATGATGTAAACATCGGCTATCTCTTCCTGAACCGCCTCAATCCTTCCCTCTCCTGGTCCCTTGTTGTAGCACTTTAAAAGAGCTGCTTCGAGTTCCGAGAGTTCTTCACACGTCTTCACCATCTGATTTCGGAAGCCGTGCTTCCTCAAGATTGAATTCAGCAGCTGTTTTTGATTCTTCGTGAACATTTATCTCCCTTTCGATTCTGTTCATCAGATACAGAAAGAATAACCACTTTGCGCCTTTTCCCTTGTTCTTCACACATTCCTTTTTTAGAATTTTCCACATTTTTTCGAACTTATTCATTTACCTTCGATTCATTCTCTTTCACGAAATCTGTATATCTCTCAAACTTTGCGGCTGTGAGCCACTTAATAACACCATTTTTTATAATTTTGGCGCTTCTCTGATATTCATCGGAACACTCACTCCACGCATCGAGAATCATATCGAAATACGCATCCAGCACTATTTCTGTGTGGTTCATTCCTTCCAGGAATATTTTCTGTTCGTCTGTTATTGGAGCTTCGGGCTCCTCTTCATCTTCTTCATAGATAATGTCGAGCCCGTAGGCTTCCGCTGTTTCGTGCTCAATTCTGCATCCCCTAGCATCTTCCCATCCGTCGCAGAAATAGGCAACATCGCACAGGCTCATATTCTCAAGTGATTTGGCGAGGTAGCAAAGGGGGATGTTCACAACCCCTCTGTCCTTCATAGATGATTCGCTGTACCAATCGTCGGTGAACAGTGTATTTACAACTTTGTAGCCCAATCTTTCGAGGTGTCTTATTGCTTTATTTCGGGTTTTTTCAATTTCTTCATCGGTCAAGCCGTTCATCGGCTGCGAGATCATTGCAACTTTTCTCTCCGTTGGGTTATTAATCATTTGTTAGTCCCTCCATTTCAAACTCTAATTCCTGTGACAACCAATCTTCTACGCACGCAATGCACGTTTCGTCAAGAACCCACTCATCCCCTCTTCCATCCCGGCATAACCCTTTGTTCTCATGCAGATATGGGCAATTTATTTGTTCCAACAAGACATGTCTATATACGGCGTCGGGGGCAGTGCCCCGCAACGCTTCAATCAATCTGTCTCTATTTGTCATTGTCATCATCCCCCACTAATTCGCAGTACTTCCAGCACATATAGCCGTTGTTTGCTGTTTTGCTTGTCGCTCCCGACGCCCATGCAGAATATCTGCACATCGCGTTTCCGCCGTCAATTCCTTTGAAGTACCTTAAGGTCCACTCTTGGTCCTCACGGTCGCGAACCCTCACCAGTGTATCAACCGGAACATTGCTCCAGTCGACTTCCGGCTTCGGTGGTTCAATGTATTCTTCGTCAAGCCAAAGTGTGAACCGAATCAAGCAAGCACGACAATCACCCAGCTCACATATACACTTTGAATCCGTTTTACTGCCGATAAATTCCGGAATCACTGTATCATTCATGAATTCGCACGTTTCACGGCTCTTGATTGCTTTAATGATTTCTTCTCTGTGTTTTTCCCTGTTCTTCATTGTTTAATAACCTCCTCCAATTCCTCATTTGCTGAATGTACTTGGTCGATATCCAACTCTCCAAGCCTTGCTCCAGTCATGTTTTAACTGAAGCTCTCCATCAAAATAGTCACACCCATTTACCTGATTAGCAAACCAACATGCTTTTGCAAGTGAATTTGTGCAGCGCATTCGCCCATCTACTCGTTTCCAGTAATTGCAGTACACACAATACTGTTCTCCATCAACCTTTTCCGTCTTCATTTTTGTTTCTCCTTGTCAGTGGTGTTTGCAATTTTTGCAACAACCACTTTTTCCTCCTTATACAAGCAGTTTATGCTAGTCTTCATACGGTTTTGGAAGCTCCATCCACGCTTTGCATTTTCTCGCCTTGTTGCATGAGATCTAACAGTGTTCGCCAGCTCACCTCGCCAACTATTCCGTCCGCAATCATGACTTCCGCTGTATCTTTAAGCGCTTCCCACATCATTTTGTATTTCAACTTGTCGCCTCCTAACACTCATTTAACACTTATTCCTTGACTAACTTATAACTTCTAAACAAGCTCCAAACGCTTATATTTCAAGGTTTGAACGAATTTCCTTGACTAATTCCTTGACTTTTCTTGACTTAATACATCAATTAAAACGACTTAATACATCAATTAAAACTCCACTTCGTCAATAATCAGGATTGCTTTCATCATCGCTTTTATCACTTCGCCGCGTTCCTCATCTGTCAGAACGCACTTTACATGCCTCTTTTGATTGTACGGATCGGGGTAGTCCATCCACGCCTTCACATTTTTCGCTTCATGAACGCGCAAGCCCCCCGCCACATTTTCTCGCACCTCAACTTCTCCTTCGTCGTACCCTATAATCCAAGCAGGAGTGACATATGTTTCACCGTCCTTCTCGTCAAATACCGTAAACAAGAACTCTTCATTCCGTGGTATTCCGTTCAAATCTCCATTAACAATCGGATGCCATTTCATTTCCATATTATTAGTCCTCCACTGATCTGAAAATCACAATCATTGACGGGAAAGGTGCTGATTCGGGTCTTCCGTTTTTATCGACCATCGGTTTACCGTTGATTTCGAAACTCAATCGTCCTTCGATGAAACGAATCTCGTTTTCCGGTAGCCATATGTACTTATGAAACCGTTTAGTATCTGTTCGAGCTGGGAGTAACATCACCACAGTTGTGTTCGGCTTTTTGCTTTCTTCATATGCCTTCCTAACAAACATATCTTGCCCACCTTGCCGTGAATATGGAGGATTGCAGAAAACAATGTCCCCCCCCCAATCCTGTATTAGTGCGTTATCCTTCTCAGTGAAGTATTTCTCACACTTTGCGTTTTCGGCGGTTGCACAAGCGTCTAAAGTGAAATGAAACTCATTGTTTAATTCGTCAAAGAATTTCTGGGGTGTCTCCCACAGGTCTTTCCCTGTCGAAAACAAAGCTTTGTTCATTCTTACTTATACCTCCCTGATCCTAATTCCGTACTGATATAACATCAGCTTCCGCTTGACAATGTATTCCTTCGTTCGGTAGCCTTTTACATCCTCTACAACGGTCTTAAACCCCTCTTCGTACTTGAAATCCGCCTTGTAGGAACATTCACGCTCAATCAACTTCCCGCTCTCGTCACGTTGGGACGGGATAAGCACAAACTTAACTTGTCTGCTCAAGTTCTTAATCGCACCCGCCTTTTCCAGCAGTCTAAGCTCCTGATAGCGGTTTGCTTCCTTCTTCGAATCGAATGTCTGACCGTCCACTACTGTTTTCTTGCTGTTATACTTGCTCACTCCCTCGCCTCCAAATCACAAGTTTCTTCTAAGTATTCGATTTGGTTCATGACCGCAAGCAGAACCTCAATGTCGATAGAATCCTTCTTCTCCTGCAATTCTTCCATTTGCGCTCTCAGTTCACCCCACATCAAACCGTAATCCATGAACATTACTCTGCACCTCCCTTCACTTCAACATCCACCATGTAGCCCAGTGTATGTGCTATTTCGAGGAACTTGTACCATGTGATGTTCTCGCCGTGTTCCCATCTTCGAATCGACTTCACGTCCGAATACACCGCCTCTGCAAGCTCTGATTGCGTTAATCCCTCCGCCGTCCGCATGGTCTTAATCAGCCTTGCTAATGTCATTTCTGTTGCGTCCATGTAATCCTCCTAGTCGTCACTTCTGCACATTCCGTCGATTCCATATGCACACGCCGCATATCCTGAAATATCGATGTAATTGTCAAGATGGATTTCGTGAGACGCAGCTCTTGCCACCTTCAGCAGAATCATCATCATTGCCACGTCCTTTGAATCAATCAAGACATCACACCCAGTCGCCTTAAGGTATGTTTCCCACAACGTAGCGATCGCCTGAAAGTTGTCCTCTGCATCGCCGTAGCAATCTTGCCGTGCTCCGTTCACAATCTCACATGCCGTCCGCAAGCACTCTTCCCTCTTCTCCATTTTCTCTTTTTCTTTCATTTTGACCTCCTCTTATTCGTTTTTTGCGTTAAGGTATAATTTATCGGCTCTACACTTTTGAGCCGTTCTACGGGCATTTAAAGCAGTTTTAAGGGTATCTCCGTTGCGAATGATTTCCCTTCATAACTTTTCCACAGCCATTCCTGTCCATTCATAGCCGTAACTATTCTTTGCCATTCTATGCCCTTGCTTCGCGTAGCTCCTCATAGCTCTTCAATTCCTTCGCTGAGCAACCCCACGCAACGCCAACGCAGCTATATTCCTGTCCTTTCCCGCGCATTGATATTCTCTTCTAGTCCATCGCTTTACCTTTCTACTCCGTTCCAAGGCGGAACCACGCTTTTCTATTCCCTTGCCTTACAAGTCGGGGCGTCACTTTTCCATTGCTTTTCTTAACTTGTCCTCTCGTCACTGTTCCATTGCTAACCATTTCTTCGCTATCGCTATGATTTACCTTCCGTGGCAGTTCTTAACCTCTCTTCGCCCTTGCGCATCTTGACTCATCTTGACTCTTCTTTGCCTTTGCCGTTCCTATCACAACTGGTCCGTTGCGGTTGAAGCCGTGCTACTGCACGACCTCTTCCCAAGTGAAAGCGCCTTTTCCTGAATTCCGCCACTGACCGAAACCGTTCAGGATTCCATAATCAAGCCACTCTTCTACAAGTGCTCTATCGCCGTCCTGAAGCATCAGAATATCAAATTCGAGCTTCGCTCCCGGCTGTAATGATTCGGAATCAGAAAGCGCTACTCTTTCACCCTGTGCGGTACTAGCTCTAAGTGGTCTCTGACAGTCTCCGATAAATCCGTAATCCGTGAACGGGATTGCTCTATTCTGTTTATTTTTCACGTCGGCGAAAACGAAAATTCTCAAGTCAATCTGCTTCTTATATGCTTTCAGCTTCGAGCTGTGTGTTCCCTTAAGCGTTCTAAGTGCCGAGCACGCACTCTTGAAGAAGCCCTTAACCTGATAGTTCCATGCGATCGGCGTTCCGTCTTCAAGCTTCGGGAATACGGTTTTTCCCTTCTCCACGACTTCATCTACACCCAGCATTTCAACCTCTTCCTTTCGGGACATTGCGTCCGGTGCATTGGAAGCGATATAGGTTTCGTGAATCTTCGGGTCTCCGGAAGCTGTTCCCAGTACCTCGTCTACGAATGTCAGTCTTACTCTCATTGTTTCCATTTTGTCCTCCTTGCCCGCCTTTTACGGCGGGACTTTTCTTCTCACTGTTCTAACGTCGATTTTTTGTTTGTTTTATCTAAAGTAATAACGGCTAATTCATTGTGTCCCTGTTCGTCTCTTGATACAGCTCGATTGCGTCCTTTACGCAGTCATAATGTTTATCCAGCATATCAAGTAGTGTAATCAATTCCTGCAAAGGGAGTCGGACACTCTCTTTCCCTCTGCATAGCGCAACTTCCTTGCCACGGCAGACAATGGTCAGGCAATCTTTCCCAACGTCATCATCTATCCTGTACATTGCGTCGGTTATTGTTTTCTTTCGCACCTTTTCGAGGCTCAGCTTATAAAGCATTATTCCTTCAACCATCTTTCCAGTGTTTCCACTGATTCACCAGTAATCCGTGCGGCAAACTCAATCTTCATTTGTCCTTGTTTGAGTCTCTCCGCGATCCGTTCCCAATCCTTCGGCTTATTCTCATTCGGTGCGCCTACAATCTCACCAAGCGGTAATCCGCAGCTTGACCCCTTGTATGAACTGATAAAGTCATGCGCTTCTTTTGCCCTTCCGGCAAGGAGTCCAGTGATTGCTAATGCTTCACTTTTCGGCAGTATGACTGTTTTTCCCCAGCCGCTGAATGCAACCTCTTCTCCATCGACAACACATGTGAAGCGCTTCTCAACTCCATACTCTCTGTCGTCGTCATAGCGATAGTACCTGTCCGTTCCCGCTCTAAGTTCGCCCAATCCTCCATTAATTAGCATTGAGAAGAGCCTCCCTTCTGCGGAACTCCGCTCTTACCGCTTCTCTCCGTCTGCTGTCACCCTCCATCTTTATGGGGTGGCACCGTTCAAGAATTCGGTCGTATAATCTTTCATCCATCGTATCGGTTGATTTCTTGAATTCTGCAATCGGTATGTTCGTTGTGATAATAAGCGGCGTTTTCGCTTCATAGCACATGTTTATCACTTTGTAGACAAGCTCTTTCATGGTCGAGGTTTGCCTCTCGATTCCGAAGTCGTCTATCACAAGCAGTCTATGTCTTACAAGCTTCATGAGTTTTTCAACCTTCTCATAACCCTTCAAGCCCTCAAGCTCTTCTGCGATGTATGAGAAGTTCGTAAACCGTGCCGTGTAGCCGCTCTGAAGCAGTGTATTAGCGATTCCAGCGGCTATTGTGGATTTCCCAGTCCCTACTCCGCCAGTGAGCAGCAGTCCTATCCCATCCCTCGAAAAGTCCTCGAAATGGTCAGCATAGCCTTTCGCCTTGTCCACGTACTCGTTCTCTTCAAGCTCTTCAAGCGTTCGACTGTATGCCAGCTTTTGCTCTTCTCCGTAATCCTTAAAGCAACACTTTGTGTTCCTTTGGATAATTACCTCACGTTTTCTCCGCTCTTCAAGGTTTCGTGACTCTTCAACGCACTTACAACCTGGTTCCACAATCAGAAGCCCTCTTTTCGTGTGAATCATCACCTGTTTCGGAGTATTGCACACCGAACAATAAATAGTCCCATCCCGGACATATTCGTTTTCTCTTAACTCTCTCATTCATTCTCCTTCCTGATTTTTCCATTCAATGCCACTCCAAACTACGCCTTCGCTCCGCTTTTCCAAGCAGTTCATTTCCCTTGCGGCTCAATCCGGTTCCTCCGCAAAACCGATCGCTACAGTGCTATTCCCTAGCCAATCCTCACCATTCAGGACGATTCCTTCGCCTTTCCTAAACAACTCTGTGCTATTCTAAACTTTTCCGCCACCACTCCAATCTAAGCTCTTCCGCAACGTCTCTTTTCGTCTCTATGTTTTTCCCACGCAATTCATCGTTTTTCCAAACTATTCTTTTGCGAGTCAAGTCTATGCGATTCCTATGCTGCTCTTCGCTATTCTCACCGCTTCTTCGCCCAAGCTACACTTTTCAGCTCCGTGACTGGTCTACGCTGTTCCTTTGGCAATCATCGCTGTACTATTCCTTCGCCACTCTAGACATTTCTTATCCCTTCCGTTGCCTAAACTTTTCTTTTCCTGGCCTACACTTTTCTGTGCTTCACCATTCCACCACCCTTAAAACAAATCGTCTAAGTCGGTCTTGCTGTAGTCAAGTTTCGGATTCATTGGCGGTGTATAGTTCTCATCGAGATAATCTATGTATCCGCTATTGAAGAACGTGCTTCCGTTCTGTGCTTGCCGCCACTCGTCCTTCTTTAAATCCTCAAGGTATCTATCAATGGCACGTTTTACATTATCCCAGCCATGGCTCATTAATCGCTCCTTTGACTTCTCAGAGACTTGACCTTTTCCCCGCTTGTTAGGGTAGTACTGCCATGCTCTTTCGAAGAACTCTTCAGGGGTCTCCTCATGGGTCTCTTCAGGTGATTCAGAACACGAATGCACATTATTAATATCTCTATGATTATTATTAGTATTATTATATATATTTATATTGGTGGACATTTTGTCACCACCCCCCTGACAATTTGTCACTACCCCCAGTGACATTTTGTCACCACCCCCCTGACAATTTGTCACACCCCCTGACAATTTGTCACACCCTCTATCTGCCTGATAGGACACTCGTTTTTCGTTGTTATTGAGAGCTGTTTCCGTTTTGGTAATGAACTTTTCTTCAACAAGTCTGTTAAGAGTCCTCATAACAGTTCGTTTTGAGCACCCTACCCAATCTGCGAGGTATTGTAGAGACCCCGCAAACGTGCCCTGCTTGTTTTGTGAAAAGCCATAGATGATCGCATAAACGATAAGCTCATTCCCCGAAAGCTTCAGGTCTGTTCTCATCCACCCTTCAAGGGTGATGAAATTCCTCTCGTTAATCTTCATATCCACCTCCTAGAAAGGCAAGTCCTCGTCTACTCCGATGAATGCGTCCGTTACACTCTCGCTTCTATGCTCTTCCCGGTGTCCGTCGCTGTTTGGTTTTGTCAGGAACTCAACCCTGTTTGCAACAACATCAGTTGTGTAAACCTTCTTTCCGTCCTTGCCATCGTAGCTTCCAGTCTGAATTCTGCCATCGACCGCTACCATGCTTCCCTTCTTCAGGTACTTGTTGCAGTTCTCCGCGTTCTTCCCGAATGCGATAATGCGAATCCAATCCGTACCCTCCGTCGGTCTATCCACAGCCATTGTGAACTTGCATATAGCCGTGTCCTTATGTGCTCCGCCGTATGTCAGTTCAGGGTCTCTCCCCAGCCGACCAATCTCAATTACTTTGTTCATGCTTCTCTCCTTCCAGTAAGTAATTAATTTCTTCTCTCGACATTGTTTCAATGCCTTGAGCTTTGCAATCAAGAACGACTTCATCAATCAATCTTGACATTGACTTTGTATCGTACTCGGATGTTCCGTAATACGCTTTCAAGTTGTGGTAGCCTTGCGTCCTTCGGCATGGTCCAATATCATCTACAAACCATGCTATACCATGACTGCTCCACACCTTCGAGAAGGCCTCTAGCGCGTCCTCTCGCACGGGGATTACATAATATTGACCGAATCCCCTTACATAGTACTTGTAAAGCTCTATGGGGCTATTTTCGACCTTAAAAGCCAACTCCTTCAATAGCACCCACATATAAGCGTTTGCGTCCAGTGACCTTTTCTTCTTTCGCCGCTTGATAGACACCGTGTATTCCGCCTCAGAATCTACCTTCCCAGCTTCATCAATGATTCTCTGAAGCTCCGCAGCTTCCTTCATGTCACACTCAATCGTTAGTTGTGCGCTCCACAGTGTCGTCTGAAGATTCAGATTCTTTATCCGCATAGTTTTTTCCGAAAACCTCCGTAAATTCTATGTTCGGGTACGCTTCCTCAAAACGTACCTGCGCCCATGCCTTCAATCTATCGTTTAATTCTCTGTTATGGTGTACTCCGTGCGGCGGATCATTGTGGTGAGCGTGGCACAAGTAAACCATCATTCCGTAGGCGGTACTGTTCTTTCGATTAGCACCGCCGTATACGTGATGTTCTTCCGTATTCGGATTCCCGCAGAATAGGCATCCGGATTCCCGATCCTGTAAAATCGACTTCATTAGGCGTTCGCCTTGTCGATTTTGCTATTCAGAACCTTGCTTGCGTGAACATAATCCGCTTTGGTCATGTCCGAAATCTTCTTGACTTTGTAATATTTCAGGAACTTTTCGGTGTCCGTTCCCAGCTCTTCCATCATCTGTTCAAGCACTCTCACCTCGTGCGGTTCGATTTTCGCTTCTTCAAGTTCGTTCTGTTCGTTCGCCTTGCCAAGTCTATAGCAAACAGTTCTTGTCTTGGTGTTGTAGATTTCAAGCTCGGTGATTTTATCGCCGTTGTAACCAATGTGTCGTACCACGAAGCGGTCATTACACTTGCCTTCTTTTGTGATGTTGCAGTCTTTGGCTTGAATCCAGATGAACGGCGCCGTGTACAGCTCACGTCCGATGCCCCAGTTGAAGCAGGCACGCTTGAAGCTGTCGGATGCAAGCCCCTTCTCTTTTTCGGTCCGGCTTTCGGTTCCCGTGTCCTCCTTCTCGACCCACTGGTTCTTTTCGTTGTCCCAGATGGACACGATGCAGTTGGCGTTGTCCCTGTTGTGGTGCCGCTGCCAGTTCATCGCACCGACCGTTTCGTCGAGGATGTTTTGGTCACAGCGTGCATCCTTGTACAGCAGCAGCGTTAAGCCGTTAGGCTTAATCTGCTGGACCCGGCAGTCGATTTCGTCTGCATTGAGTTTTCGGAATTTCAGTTCCATATTTTTCTCCTTCCTAAAGTGCTTGTCTCATCCATTCGCTATACAGCGACTTGTTGATATCCTCGATGGTTTCGGTGTCCTCGTAGTCCTCATCCGTGATTACTTCCTCGCCACAGCAAGGGCAGTAATGGAATGTTGCCCAGAATCGGACTCCGTAGCAATCTTCTCTCATTTCGCCCTCCTCGGTGATGTCTTCGTCGGAGTAAAACGCTCCGCAGTTTTCGCATTCGTATTTCATTTTTGTTCTCCTTGTGATACAATACAGTTGGTTGTTTTGATTAGTCCATGCTTCGGCATGGGCTTTTCGCTTAGAACGACAATTCCGCCCACACATAAGCTCCGTTGTTCGGGTTCTGTCCGAATGAGTTCTCGTTGGTGTACTCAGAAGTGTTCCATCCGTGAGCAACAGTGTAGCCAATAATGGCTGAATAGAGGACTGAACCGTCCTTCCAGAACTCAACGAAAAGGTACTTTCCGTCTTTCCTAGGGTTAACCCCCTTGTTCCATACGATTTCCTTGTGAATTTTCATTTCTTTTCCACCTCTTCCAACACTTCCATTACTCCGCTGAAACAGAGTTCAAACACCACTCTCAGTACTCTTTCGTCGTATCCTTCTGAAATTGCACCTCTTGCAATTGCCCTTCCAGCGGCTGCATACTCAGTGAACAGGCTATAAATCATTCCTCCAACGGTTACCATTCCAAACTCATCTGTCTTAATCATCTGCATACCACCTATTTCATTGTTCCCTTCTCGATAAAGTCCATTCTGTCGTTGTCTGCATACAGACCGAAGACCACCCAGGAAACAATCTTCTCGAACACCTTATAAGCTTCCATCAGCTCGTCAAACGTTCTGCTAACGCTTCTCCCGTTCTTGTCGTTATGCGCTCTCACCGCGTACTTGTTTCCGACCTTGTTAATGCTGTAATGCACCTGTCTGCTAACATCATCAACGCTTGTAATCATGAAATCCATTCTACATACCTCCCAACAAAATCATTGCTACCATCATCAGTGTTCCGATTGTGCCTCCGATGTACATTCCCAGCGTGTCGCCGTTGTACTCCTCAGCCGATTCCTCTTCGAGGAACTTTTTAACCTTCAATCTGAAGCTCTTCATAACCTTTTTCCTTTCCCTTGCGAAAATCATCAATATTGAGTCGAATGCACTTCCCAACTCTGTAGTACGGAATTGAATCGCTCTCAATAAGTCGGTATACAGAAACCGTGCTAATACCCATGATTTCCGCGAACTCTGATACTTTCACAAACATCACAGCCTCCATTCGTTTACTTTTCAGCTGATTTGGCTAAGAAAATTAGCCGTTTTGGCTAAAAAAAATTTTCTTCATTTCTGCCATTGTTCTAATGTTAAGCAATTCGCACAGCGTGTTTACTTCTTGTGACGTGAAAGCGGATGCATTGATTCTCTTACGGCGAAACGCCTGATAAGTAATACCCATCGCTTTGCACAACTGACTTTTCTTAAGTCCTGATTCTTTAATTTTCAAATTTAGAAGTTCAGTATTTACCATCAAGCACCTCCTTTCCGTTGACTACTTTTTACAGTCATATAATAACATCTTGGCTAATATAAGTCAACGTATTTTTTCAATTTTTTGAAAATTATTGTTCACTTTTTTGCTATATGCTATTATTGCGCTAGGAGGTGGCATTATGAGTATTGAAACTATAGGGGACAGAGTAAAAAGCAGAAGATTGGCAATGGATATGTCGCAAGAAGACTTGGCAAAAGCACTGGGATACAAATCAAAAGCCTCAATATTCAAAATTGAAAACGGCACCGGGGATATACCGAGAAGCAAGCTTCCGAGGTTTGCTTCTGTTTTAAACTGTTCAATTTCTTATTTAACAGGATGGAATGAATTAAAAACTTTTGACGATGAGCATATTGATAAAAGCTTATACGATTTGCTATGCGACAAAATTGGTCGCTTATCTCCTTCCGATATGGAAAACGTATCTGATTATATTGATTTTGTGATTAACAAAAGGAAGTAGTCATGCATATAAAGCAACTGGAAAAGAATAAGTACAGAGTGTGGATTGATATTAACACCGACTATGTAGGAAAAAGGAAGCAGAAATCAAAAGTGTTTCACGCTTCCACAAAACGAGATTTAAACAATCAAATAAATGAATGGGTTGAGTCAATATCGGGAATATCCGCCCAATGCAGAACCGTTTCCGACATGTGTAATGCTGTATGGAGTCAGGTTATCAATAATAAATCCCCAAATACGATTCACACCTACAACGATCAGCGCAACCGCATAGACAACACCATCGGTTTGTTGCGCCTTGAAAAGCTTTCCCCTCGCACCCTTCAAATGTGGGTTGATGATTTATCTTCCGAGCTTTCACCGAGAACAATCCGCTTCACATACTCCCTTCTTCGTAACTGTTGCTCTATTGCTGTGACGTGGAATCTCATTAAGACGAATCCATGTCACGATGTAAGTCTTCCTTCCGTAAGAAAAAAGGAAGTACAGATATTGTCACCTGAAGATTTCACTGTTTTCTGCTCACACCTAGACGAACTGCCACTCGATTATAAAGTCTGTTTCGAACTTGCGTTGTTCGGATCGCTTCGAAAAGGGGAAGTGTTAGGAATAATGGAAGATGAAATTCCTGATGATGGAAGGTTCTATATTAAGCGTGCACGGTATTCACCCAATTTAAGGGAAGTGTTCGTCAAGGAAACGAAAACATCTTCCGGTGAACGGCTATGCATACTTCCACAATTGGTAGTTGATGATGTTATAGCACTTCGTAAACAGCACATACAGAGAAAACTAAAGTATGGGAAGGCATGGGTTGATTCACCTTATTTGCTGAAAGAAGAAAACGGAGAAGCTTTCCATGCTTCTCTATGCATAACACGGCTACAATCCTATATGAAGAAAATAGGGCTTGAACCAATCTCTTTTCATGCGCTGCGTCACACATACGCTTCGATATGCATTTCATTAGGCGTGAATCCCGAGATAGTTTCTAAGCGCATGGGGCATTCAAACATATCAACAACGCTAGGTATATATACGCACTTATTCGAGCAAAAAAATAATGATGACGAAATAGCGTCAGCATTAGGAACGATGTTGTCTCAATCTGTGGAAAAGTGCGACTAATCTTATCAAATGTTACATTCTCGTTACACTTTTTATAGTAATCACTCTCAAACCTTTTAATATCAACGATTACAATCAACTTCTCATAGATTATTATTAT